TCTTCTGGCACAATTTTTTTCAAGTATGGTTGACGTAGTTGATTACCACCACCAGCAGAGCCACGACGAAACTCAATTTGTTCATCACGCATCTTGCCCATCAATCTCTCTACGAACTCTTTGTTTGCATACTCTGGCTGTAAAACAATGTTGAACGCATAGTTACTGCAACCAATCAATCTAAAGTCAACCTTATATTTCTTTTGATCTAGTTTTGACAAGAAGTAAAATAGATTCTCATTTCGTAGTTTAACATTTTCATCCAAATGTTTCAACTGATTTTGCCCAAGTATACCGCCAATTTCATTGTTACGCATATTGTAGGCAGCATAGGCAAATATGAAGTCTGAATTCAACTCTGGATATTCTGCTTTATATTTGTCAGCCATTATCCAGTCACCACATTCACGAACCATACCGTGTGAACGAAGCATACGAACTGTGTGATACACTTCAGGATCATTTGTACACACCATACCACCTTCAATAGTAGACATGTGATGTGCAAAGTAGAAAGAGAAGTTAGACATCCAACCATAACTTCCCAACAATTTACCGTTGTGTGTTGCACCGTGTGATTCACAAACGTCTTCAATCAAAGGTATTTTACGATGACGTAGAACTTCTAATACTCTAGGAGATAAGCAATCAAAGCCTTGTGCATATGTAATAAAGACTGCACGTGTCTTGTCAGTGATTGCATTGAGTATGCCAAACTCATTCATACCAAGTGTATCTAAATCAATATCCACAAACACTGGAGTAAAACCACATTGAAGTATAGAAGCAATATCAGACACCCATGTGAATGGTGGCACGATAACTTCACCACCCTCTGGATGTTTGATCTTCAACATTGTCATTGACAACAGATTTGCAGAAGCACCTGAGTTGACAAACACAGAATACTTTACACCAAGCCATTTACTCCATGCTTCTTCAAAAGCACGGCACTCTGGTCCATTTGTAAGTTTAGGATTATCTTTTTTTAGATGTTCTATTACCAAATCTAAATCTTCTCTAGTAATATTGTCTGACATTAAAGGATACTTCATCATTACTCCATAATAATTTTTGAGCCTTCAAAATCAAACTTGAAAGGCACCCATACATTGATTCCAGGTATTGCTTCTTTTATCTTTTGATGTGTATCTGGTGGTGCAAGAAACATAAAGAATCCACCACCACCTGCACCCATCAACTTACCACCATATGCACCAGCATTGATTGCTTTGTTGTATATTGTATCTATGTAATCAGTTGTAACACTATCTGTAAGTTCACGCTTACGGCTCCACTGATACTTCAGCAATTCACCTATCTCTTTTATTTTACCATGATTCTCAAGAATATGCAATGCTGTTTCGGTAATTGTTGTAATTTCTTCAAGAAGCTTTTTAGATTTACCCTCTTTGATAGCATCAATCTGTTGTTTAGCATGAACATTTGAAAATCTGTCAATGCCAGAAAAACCCAACATGATATGATCTTCTAAATCTAAAACATAATCGTCTTTGATTCTCAGGTCACGAACATGCATGTTTGCACCAGAAAGTTCAATGACACGAATGCCACCGTACGCAGCCATGATTTGATCTTGAACACCAACAGACTCACCAATATAGTTTTGTTCTATATTGATAGCATCCATTGCCAAACCATATGGTGTAGGCAACTTACCTTGTGATGTCAGTATAGCGTGAATCAGTCCAACAGTAAATGAAGAAGATGATCCAATGCCAGAACGAGCAGGAAGATCGCCATCGTGAGTAATAGAAACGCCGTTAGGTATGCCATAGTATTTTAAACACTCCCTTACAGAAGGATGCTCTATTTGCGAAACATCAGATACACTTTCTATTTTAGAGTAGATAACTCTATTTACATAATCAAAATAAGGCGGTAACTTTTTTAAATTTATGTAGCAATAATGCGCCATAGCGGCAGATATTACCTTAGTCTGCCTTGATTGAAACCAATCTGGATAATCTGTTCCACCACCAAACAGTGATAGTCTGTATGGTGTTCTAGAAATTATCATTGAGTGTTTTCAGAATATTTTCTTTGCTCAAACCGTGTTTCTTTAGTAGATATTCACGACCACCATTCTCAAACAAATACTCTTCTGGTAGTGTGATTACTTTTACTTTTTTATTGAGTGAGTTTCTCTGTGACATTGCTTCAAGCACAGCGGCACCCAAAGAACCGCATGGTGTTTGTTCATCAACTACAATTACACCACCACATTCTTCTAACAACATATTCAGTGTATTAGGAAATGGTTTGGCACGAATCAAATCAATACCAACAACTTTATCTGAAGTTTCTTTATAGACATCAGCAATGATGTGTGACATCTTACCTGAACCAATCACAAGAACTTTCTCTGAAGTAACTGTGTCACCCATCAAACGATAAGTCAAGTCTTGTGTAAAGTTGGTTACAGGTAGTTCTGGTTGTTCATGTCGATCAAAACGAACATAACACAATTCGGGATTGTCTAAGAGACTATTTGCTAATCTTTTTGCAGAACTTGCATCTGCCAATGTATAGACATTCAGATTGAGAATTGAACGCATACATGCAAAGTCTTCAGTAATGTAATGTGTAGGACCAGCATCGGCATAACCAATACCAATACCAACTGAAAGAATAGCAATTGGTAGATTCATCATCGATGGTCCACACTTGATTTGTTCAATTGCACGAAGAGAGATGAATGGTGCCATTGCATAACAAAATACTTTTTTACCTTGAAGTGCAAGACCAGTTGCAATGTCAATCATTGCTTGTTCTGAGATACCACAATGAATGAAGTTATCTGGATACATTTCACGCAGAGAATCTAGTGCTGCTGCACCAAAATCTGCTGACAAAAAATAAATGTCTCTGTCTGTTTGTAATCTTTTGCTTATTTCTTCAATAAATGCATCACGCTGTAGCATCATTAATCTCCTTACGGCACTGTTCAATTTGTTCTGGTGTAATTGCTTGCATATAATGCCATTCAGGTTTGTTCTCCATCAATGAGAAGCCTTTACCTTTAACTGTATGACATAAAATAATCTTTGGTTGATATGCTACTTCATCCAAAGCATGTGTAATTTCTTTTGTATTATGTCCATCAACTGAGTATATGTCAAACGGGAAACCAGACAACTTCTCACGAATGCTATTGAGCATCAAACAATCATCCGTCTTACCAAGAATAATAAGATTATTAATGTCAATAAAGATTGTCATGTTTTTGATTTGACGATGTGCAACAAACAACAATGCTTCCCATGTCGAGCCTTCATACAGTTCACCTTCTGAGATAACAACATGAACATGACTGTTTGGATCAGCAATTGCCATACCAGCACCAACACCAATACCATGCCCAAGTGAGCCTGATGTCATATCAATGCCTGGTATTGAGATGTTACCAAACACACGCAGACACGTTGGTTTACCTTTACCCCAATTATCCCAATCTTCTTGTGGAATAATATCCAAGTCACGCAGAATAGGATACAGTGCTACTGTTGCATGACCCTTGCTGATAATAACTTTATCTTCAAAGCCAACATACCCACCATGATACAATGTGGTAACAATCTCTAGCATTGAGAAAGTAGAACCAGGATGTCCTTGTTTTACTTCAACAAACTTTTCAAATAATTCTTTACGATATAAGTTTGCTTTTCTTTGCAAATCCATAATCAATCTCCAAGTATTTTTCGTTTCAATTTTATTTTTGACATCTCTGTAAGGTTGTGTCTTGAATCAGCACCAAACTTTGTTTCAACAAGATTCAAGAATGGCTCATGTGAAAAGTATTTGTGCCATGCTTCATCACGGAACTTCAACACTTCTGCACCAGTCAATGTCTTTGTGCGTAGCGGTTTACAATCATAAGATAAGAATGCAAACTCTTCAAATTTCTCTGGTAAATCCCAACCACTATTTTTTGCATACATGTACAATGGACTACCAGGTAATGCCATTGCTGCATAGAAGTTAGCGTGTTCAGTATTCAACTCAAGTGACAAGTCTAGTGTTTCTTGCATTGTCTCCATCGTATCTTCTGGAAAACCAAACATGTAGTTGCCAAGAATATTGATGTCTGCTGCTTTTACATCAGCAACAACTCGGCGAATATCTACATCTTCAAACTTACCTTTTTCGATCTCAAGTCGTACATTTTGATTTGCTGCTTCGATACCAAGACATAGCCAATTGACACCTGCTTCTTTGAATAATTCTAATTGATCTTTGCGAACAGAATCAACACGTGCATATGCCCAAAAGTTGAAATCCATACCACGTTGTTTGATGCCTTCTAGAATTGGTATGTAATACTTTTTATTCAAAAAGAACATCTCATCAGTCAAACGCACAGTACGAACACCATTCTCATACAAATACTCAAACTCTTTGAGCATCAACTCAGGTGACCAAAAACGCATACCACGTGAGTCAGATGAAACAGTGCCGTGTTCATATGATGTACGATTCACAATGTTGATCATACAGAAGTTACATCCAAACGAACAACCTAATGATGTTGAGATAGCAGCAAAAGGTGTACGCCCATCATCTTTAAAATAGTTATGCCAATAGTGGGCACGATACTTGTCTAGTAATTTTCTATTCTTTGGTAGCAAATCCCATGCATAACCAGGCATCACACGATCCATGTCTTTCGTCTGTACAATTTCACCTGGCGCACCCGTAGCAGCAAAGCCGTGTTTCTTGTAAACAAGTCCACGAACTTTATCTAAATCATCTTTGTAATTTGTTTGAAGTAAATCTAGCAGACCATATACACCTTCGTTGATGAATACGAAATCAACGTAAGGCAGACCAATCACATCATATGGCAACGCAGATGCATGTGAGCCAATGAATACAGTTTTAATTGAGGGATGTGAAAGTTTGAGTTGTGTTGCTAACAGAGATGCACCAATCATCATCGTGGTGCCTGAGTTTGGATTTTGTCCGTAGAGAACAAATACTGCTATGTCTGCGCCTGTAGCAGCAATTTTGTGTGCAGCAAATTCTAAGTCTCTTGCTGGATCAGCATCGAAGTCTAGAATACATGGATCGTGACCTTCAACACGAACAGCATTTGCTAGAAGCAATGCCCACGTTGGTGGCTCAATAGCCGCATACTTATTAGCAAGTGCTTGATATGCTTGAGCAGCACTGCTTGGTATAACAAATGTCACCACTTTTGACATAACGAAAATTCCTATTAGTGTAGTTTCTTGTTCTTTGCCTCGTATATACTTTGAAGCACATCGTCCATAATTTCATTTTCTATATTTTGTTCTTCTTCACCTTCTTGCTCTTCTAAGAGATTGTTTATCATCTTATCAGAGTCAGCCATTTCTTCTATAGTTCGCTCAACAAGTTTGTCATAGTATCTTATCATTGATTCTTTTGGTTCTACTACGGTTACAATATCTGAATAATAAATCATTGCAGAGTTCTCTTTGATCAATTCTACTGGCAACCAAGGCATCATCATCATAACCGTTTGACCTGTTGGTAAACGACGAAACACAATACGCATGGGATCATTGATTTGTATTTGATCAGATTCACCATCTTCAAACATAGAAGCCATAATATCTTCACCAGATTGCATTCTTATTAGTTTGACGTTATGCATTCTTGACCTCTATATTGTAAAACTTGTATTTGAATTTTTCTTCATCGTATATCCTAACACGGTCTTGAAGATGTGTCAAGGTATAGTTCACATGTTTACCGATACGAAAATCGTCTGCTATATCATAAAGTACCGCTTCAGTTTTGTTATCTCCGATTCTTAAACCTCTACCGATTGACTGTAGATTTCTAACTCTAGACTTTGACGGTGAAGCAAAAACAACATTGTGAAGATTACGTATATTGATGCCTGTACTAAAGGTACCGTATGAAGCAACAATAATGGCATCATTTTGTTTTTCGGTAATCGCACGAACTTGCTCACGAACTTCTACATCGGTTCCACCATACACAAAGAAGACATGTCTATTGCCAGCTTTTTCTTTGATGAGTTTGTGAAGATGCTTACCGTGTTTCTCAACCAAATTGAAAAGTATAAGTGAGTTGCCTTCAAGCGACAATGCCAGATTACGAATGAATTCGTTTCTTGCTGCACTTTTAACTATGTAGTCTATCTCAGATTGATAGTCCCAACCTCTAGATAGCTTACACACTTCTTCTGGATATTTCAAGACCAAACACTTAATACGAAAGTCTGCCAGTTGTTTGTTTTCAATTAACTTGGCAGTAGTGGTTGATTGATATACAGGACCAAACAATCCCTCTAACACAAGACGATGTGTCTGTGTGCCATCAATTGTACCTGTACAGCCAATACGATATTTGGCATTCTTCAATCCAGTCATAATAGTAGTCAATGACTTTGCCTTGAACTGATGTGCTTCATCACCCAATACAAAATCAAACTGCTCAAAGTATTCTGGTGGATTCTTATAGATGGATTGCCAAGTGGTAATCGTCAGAAATTTATCTGTATGTTTATCTTTTCCTGAATACTGTCGATGGGCATAGTTTGCGGCATCGTAACCATAAGATTCAAAATCAGAATACATTTGCTCAACAAGAGAAGTTGTAGGAACAATTAGCAATCCTTTCTCGTAACCTTTGTATTGTAGATAACGTAATATAAGGTATTGTATCAATGACTTACCAGAACCGGTCGGCGATAGTAACAACATTCTTTTGTTTCTTATGGCAAATAAGAAGGATTTGTATTGATACTCCCTTACACCTTCTGATATAATGCTTTTGTCCAATTGAAGTTGCTCTAGAAACTCATTAGCCTCCAATGCTGAAAAACTCTCAGTGTTGTTTACAGCAGAATCAATCTCAAGTTTGTAATCTCTTTCTTCACAAAACTTTTCAATGTAAGGCACCAGACCATGATAGATAGTATATGTACGTAGATCAGCAAGCCTTATTTTGCCATCCCACAAACGATTTTTGTACGCCGGCATAAACTGATAGCCAGGTACAAAGAAAGTAAAGTAGTCTGCAAGTTCTTGTGCAATACTTTTCTCACACGCAAACCTGATAAATGCCTCATTTTGTTTGTATAGTATTAGATCAGACACCTTGTACGAATTTTTCCCAATCAATAAACGAACGTAGTTCCCAAGTTCGATTGTTTAACTCTTTTAATATTGCCTGACACACTTCAACAATTTCTTCATGCAGTAACTTCTTGGCAAGATATTTGTTGATATCTTCATCTGCTTCTAAGTATGTATTGATCTCAGATTTGAGTGTATATGGAAATGGTTCCCATCCACGCTTCTCAAGTTCTTCTTCGTCAAGTCTGCCTGTGTAGTATTCCCATTTCAACTTACGCCATTTATTGTAATTGAACTCTGCTTCTTTGGCTAACAACCTATGTGAAGAAAGAATGTTTAGATACTTCGAATGAAGCTTAGGAATATCAATTAATGCTTTGCCAGGTTCAGTGCGGTCGATGTTAGAATCCGCAGTCCACATTTGTAATACTTCTTCAAGTTTAGTCATAGTATACCTCCTAATAGGAGTATATCACATTTAAAATAATTTTTCTACGTTGTAATAGGTAAATCTGAATGTGGCGTCTGCTGTAATGATTGTATCTGGAGTGTCGGTAGAAGACATAACAAAACCAGAAAGAGAAATAGGAAATAAATCTTTGAAGTTAAAACGATAGTAAGGCTTGTTTGATGCCGATAAAAGTGTTACAGCACCATCACAATACTGTGGTGTTGTTGTTGGTATTGCTGAAGCAAATTGATTCAGTTTTGCCAAGTTTTGATATTCTTCGTACTCTGTTGGGAATGTTAAAGCACGAAGCCAATCATGTATTTCTAACCAAGATAATAGTTCAGCATCAACAATAAAGGTAACATTCAATACATCATAGATTGCTTTTTCACCAGGTGCATACAATTCAACGAACGGGTTTTGTACCGGAATTTCAGAAGTAGAAAGTCCGGGCAAAGAAATCGTCTGTGCAAAGTATTGTAGATTCGGTGTACGAGCCAGATTTAGCGTAAACTTGTTAGGCTGTAACGAATTTGGATTTAATGGATTGCGTGTGAGAACTGTCATACTCCTATTTATAAGCATAAAAAAGAGGCTCCCGAAGGAGCCTCTCTAAAGTTGTCACTCTTAACGGTGACTTCATCTGCTAAGAAACAAATTACATCAGGTTTGCAATACGGAAACCACGATAGTAGTTGTTCGACTGAGTATTCAGAGTACCCAGACCTTGTGTAGTACCTTCAGCAAATGGGTTAGCAACTAGACCGTAACGAGTCTTGAAGCCAATCTTTGGCTGGAATGTACCAGTGTCAACTGCACGAACCATTTGCAGCGGTACGTATGGGCAGTAGAACATACCAGCATCGTATGCGTTTGTACCCTTGTAACCAACTACAGCAAATTCGGATGTCGAACCAACTGGGAAGTATGGATCGATGTAGACTTTGATACGACCGAAGATTGTACCAGCAAATGTGTTACCAGTATCGTCAACTGTCAGTGATACTTGACCAGCAAGTGCTGAGTTGTAGTCGAGAATACCAGCCATCGCCAGAGCAGAAGCTACGTCTGAAGAACAGATAACGATGTTACCTTTTCCACGACGGGTTGTCTTAGCGATTTGGTTTGCTTCACGTTCGATCTGGAATGCCAGACCTTTGATCTTTTCAACCATCCAACGACCGTTAGAATCTGTGTCAAGGTTAAATGCACCAGCAGTTGTTGTACCTGCCTGGCAACCTGGCTTAGCGATTCTGTAGATTGTACGGATAACTTCACGGTTGATTTCAGCAAGAATTTCAGCGGACAGAATGTTAGCCAGTTCTGTTTCAGCGTCAAGACCATGAACTGCTTTCAAGTCTTGTGCCAGTTCCATTGAGTATTCTGCTTTCAGCGCACGTGTACGGGCTGTTACAGTGACTTTCTCAATTGAGAATGCCATTTCTTGGAATGTGTTACCAGCAGCGCCGTCACCCAGTGCTTCAGCAGAACCAGTTGTCATAGCGCCAGTTGGAGCAGCGTTACCAACGAACAGATAGTCTGTTGTGTTACCAGCAATGTTCATTGAAGAAGCAACGATTGCACCGTTAGCACCTGAGAATGCTGTGTTTGCTTCGTTGTAGAATGCTTCTGTACCAGCTTGACCAGCATAACGTGTACGCATCGCAAAAATCAGGCCAGTAGGACCTGTCATTGGCTGAACGCCGCAAACGTCATAAGCGATCAGGTTTGGCAGTGAACGACGAACCAGGCTGATCAGGATTGGGTCAAAACCAGCAACAGGACCAGCAGCAGCAGCACCGCCACTGAAACCGCCTGTACCAGCAAAGTTAGTTGGTGAACCAGCTTCGTTCAGAATATGACCTTCTTTGATCATTTCCTGAGCTTGGTTTTCCAGAATTACCGCTGTAACTGCTTTACGGTATGGATCTGCAATGGCAGGCATGTCTGGGTGATCCAGAACTGCGTCCCATTTCTTTTGTAGATTTTCAGACAAATACATTTAGTATCTCCTTTTGTTATTATTTAAATTTTGATTTTCGAAATCGCTTGTACAACCGAAGCAACGTATGGGTCAGCAGATACTTTCTTTTCGCTGCCATCGTCTTCTACTTCTTCATGAAGTTGTGCTACATCGGCTTTTTTGATGCCTGATGGGAAGTAATTCTCACGAATTGTCTCAAGTTTTTCTACGAACTCTTCCTCTGTGGAGAATTCTACACTCTCTGCAAGTGACTTGATTTTTTCTACTTGAGTTGCTGTGAGTCCTTCGCAAACTTCATTTACTAGTTGTACCTTAATTGCCTCAGTAAGTTGTTTCTTATACTGAATATTGGCTTCAATTTCTTCATTCAGTTTAACTTCCAGTTCTTCGACTTTAGATGCAAGTTCATCTACCAGTTCGACTTTATCTTCTGGAACGTTGATGTAGTTTTCGGCAAACAGATTACGCAGACCAGCAATAAAGTCTTCGGTGATTTCTGAACGCAGACCGCTTTCGATAGCGATTTCGTTTTCGTCCATCCACTGCTCTACTACGTAGTTCAGGTAATCATCTACCTTTTCTGTAAGTTCAGATTTGATTTCTTCAAGAGCCTCAGCCAACATGCCAGCATATTCTGCTTCCATTTGTTCTTGAATCTGTGCAACACGGTCAAACACACGTGCTTCAAAGATTGTAGCGGCTTTTGCTTTGAAGTCTTCTGAGATGCTTGAATCATCAGCAAACAATGAAGCAACATCTTCTTTCATTTGTGCTTTCATTTCTTGAATTGCTGATTCATCATCAATCAGTTCTTCTTCTTCAGCTTGCTCAGGCATCATTGCTGTACCTGTGCCAGCTTTCATATTCTTGTCACCAAGTTGAACATCGCTTGATGCTGCTGAAGGTTTTGTTGTAGGTGCTACTGCACTCTTAGCTGAAGCCTTGCTTGACAACTTATTAGAATCATCAGTAGGCTTGTTGTTCTGAGGTGTAGGACCGCCTAAGTCTTCAGGTGTTCCAGAATTACCTGGAGTAACAGAAGGCAGTTTAGGCATTGGCATACCAGGAGCAGATGACTTGCTTCCTGCAAGAATCTCTGCTGCTGCTTCCATGAGTTTGTTTGTTGCCATTGAATATCTCCTTATGATTTCTTATTTATAAATTTTAAAGTTTTCGTAGAAAGTTTTCGAAAAGTTGCAATCCAACTGATTCAATATCTTTGCGTGATGCTTTACGAATTTGTTGTTTAGCATAGTCGATATGAGACTCGACAAACTTGCCTTCTACAAACATCCATTCTTTGTTCTCCATAATGCCCTGAACGAAAGCGCCAGGTGCAGAAGGATCAGCAACAATATCAGCAGCAGTTGCAAGACGCAGATCATCTTGTACTAGATTATAACCTTCTTTTGTCATAACGACAGAACCTAAAGCACGTGATGAAACGCCTAGATTAACACCAGACTCAATTAGATTCTTAGCGATCAAGCCATATGGTGTTTCCATGATCAGTGCTTTACCGACAAATGTATTGCCGTTCTCTACCAAACTTGTAATCTTGTGTGACACACGTTCTAGATTCAATGATGGTGTGTCTGGATGTCCCAGTTCACCAAGCGCACGATTTGTGTTAATGTATTCTTCTGTATATCGTGCAACTTCATTACGAAGTGTGTCCATTTTGTACATACGGTTGTTGCGATTGACTGCATCGCCAACCAGAAATGTACCTTCAATGTAAAGATTCTTTTTACCGTCTTCTGTTTTTTCGGTAAGATATCTTACATTTTCAATGTGTTCTTTGATGAGTTTCATTATAGAGTTACTCCTGTATATGGATCGACATTGTATGTCGCATACTTGGCAAGATGTAAAATAACTGTGCCGCCAGTATTGATTTCAATTACAATGCTTTGAGTGTTGTTGTTTGCGACTGAATATCCATAAGAATCGAAATCCATGTCGCCGCCATTTTGAAGTGCTAACAAAGGTACACCGTTTCGAATGATACGTATGTTGCCGTTTGTTGACCACAAAACATGTTTGATGTCAGCAGCAGTAACAGTTTCAGTTGTGGCGTTTGCTCTTAAATTATTCAGAGTGATTGTATATGTTCCAGGATCTACTGCTCGAACAATCGACGACCCTCTGAGTGTATTAGTAATTTCAAATGGCATTTTATTTTAGTCCCATTGCTTGACGACGGCGCATTGACATTTTTCTTTTCATCAATGTGCGTCTGAGTTTACTTTTTCTTGTTGTCTTCCAAGAACGTTTCAATAAACGTGCTTTACGTAATCTTACTGTTGCCGGTATGCGTTTAACTGTGTTACCAGAAATGCGATAACCCTTAATGCCCGATTTGCGTACATTTCTTTGTACAACAATTCTACCTTTTTTGTTGCGACGAATTCGACGGCGTACTTTTGTAATACGACCCATCTTTTGAATGTTTGGATTGCGTTTCTTAGCCGCTTCTTCCAATACTTCTTCGTCAACTTCAATCTCTTCAAACATTGCATCAACGATATATGGCTTTGCTTCTTCCATACGAACAGAAGCAATATCGTTCAGACGCTCAAAGATTAATTCTTTGGCTTCGTCTAATCTATTCTGTAGAATTAGTTCTACAAAATTCATATAGTTTTCCAAATGTTGTTACAGATTCAGTTAGTTGTTGCCAAAAGATTTCTTTGCTATCTTCTTCTAACTGTCCGTATGTGTTTATAATTTGTTGTTTTGTTTTTTCGTCTAGAGAAATAGTAATACCATCATTGAGCGTTATTTCTTCTGCTTCAGCAAGTTCTTTAATATATTCTTCTGCTTGAACTGGAGCATCAACCATTGGGCCATAAGGAATACTAAATGCTCTTTTTATTTTATCACTCCAATAAAGAGCAATGCGTGTGCCGTCTGGGTACAATCTTACCGCTTTACGTTTGATCACCAAAATGACTGGTGGATCTGGCACTAATGGCGTATCCATACGTGCTTCATCAAGTTCCATTTCTTCACGAACTGCTTGTCTTGCTTTACCATAAATCTGTTTACTCGAAACTAAATCTACCATGCGGTTGAAAAGATTACGCATGATTTCACGATCAGCATTATTGAACTGTGGGCGTTCTTCACCCATCTTATCTAAGATTTTGTGAATGCGAGCCAACTGTGCTTTGTTGGCTAAGCCAGCACGAACAAGAGCGTCAAACTTTGAATAGTCTGACTTCTCTTCTTCTACAATAGATTTAAACTCAAGTAAAGATTTCATTCTTGCTCTACGGCTTCTTCACTGTCGGCAACTTCTTCGTCGCTTTGGTCTTTCCCGCCAAATAGAGTAGAAGCGATTTCTTGCTTACGGCCTTGCAGCGCATCGAACGCTTTTGCGGATAAAACATTTTCTATGCCTTCTTTTGCTGCTGCGCTATCACCAGCGGCAATATTGTTGATAATATCTTTTAATTCCATAATAACCTTCCTTATCTGCGTCTGTTATTTATATTGACAACTGACTTGTTTACCTCATCGTCAAGACCGGGTGTCAATGACTCTTCTGTTTCTTCGGTGTTTTCAACTGTATTGTCTTCCGGTTCTGCTTGTGGTGTCGCACCTTGTGGTGGCCCGCCTAAGACAGGGCCTTGCATATCATCGGGTAATGTGTCTTTTTCTTTTTGTATTTCTTCTTTCATTGCTTCAATTTCTTCATCCGTCATCATGAGAACTTTGTTCATAACATAATTGTTAGAGAAGTAACGACCAACAAATGGATCAACCAGACTTACCATTTGCAATCTGTTTTGTAGCAGTTCTGCTTCACGCAGTTCGGTAAAGTTATTGTCTTTACGGAAGTCGTAGTAAACATCTTCCTTAAATGATTCCCACTCCTCACGTGTACAGATACCTTTAAGTACCAATTGTACTTTCAATGCTTCATCAAAGATTTGTGAGAACTTATTACGCAGGCGCACAACAAACTTGGCAAATTTTAATTCATCACGTGTTACTTCTTGTGAACGACCAAGTCCTGCAAGCCCACCTTCTTGTGATTCAAGGCGTGAATATGGTACATTGAGAGACTGCAAAAGTTTCTTTTGGAAATATTTTACGTCTTCTAGTTCACCTAAATTTTGACCTGCAGGTAGTGTGGTAATCTCTGTGCCTTTACCACCTTCACGGCGGGGCAGCCAGAAGTCTTCAAGCATTGACATATGCTTACGTTCATCACGGATCTCACCTGTGTTGGCATCATACACCAACTTGTTACGGTACTTGATCATGATGTCACGCAGATATTGTTCTGCTTTACCACGTGGCAAGTTACCAACGTCAATATAGAAAATACGGCGTTCTGGCGCACGGCTAATACGGTAAATAACAATCGCATCTTCAATCATACGCAACTGATTAAGTGGCTTGATTGCTTTGTGTAGATACGAAATAACAAACGTATTCTTGGCATCCATCAGACCAGAGTTCACATTGATGATAGCGTCTGGTGCAATACGAATACCTTGACCTACGTTTGATGTAAATGTCTGTGTCGTGGTACCACGATCATTGTAGACATAGTATTCAGCAACCGATACTACAACCATTGCTCCGGTTTTTGGATCACGATCTTTTTTAATCTCACGCACTTTACGAATCTTGCGTGGATCAATGTATCTAAGTTCTTGAATACCTTCTTTAGGATTCTTGTCGTTGACTACGATGTGATAAAAAACACGACCATCAATATACCAACGTTTAAAAACATCATCAGCCAAATTACTAAAGTTCAACATCTTTAATACATTGTTGAACTCTTCAATAATTTTTTTCTTGATCGTTTCTGGTTGTTTCAGATTATCAAGAACAATATCAACTACTTTGCCTTGATCATCATGTGTAATGGCTTCATTGGCGATTTCATCAATTGCCATTTGACATTCTGGATGATTTGACATCTCACGATATCGTGTGATAAGTTCTATTTCGTTACGAACAGAACCTTCGAGATCAACATAGGTACCATAGTACGCATTTTGCGTAACGGTAACCGCACCATCATCTACGGTAGCAGAAGGCAAAGCAAAGGATGCCTGCTCTGGTTTTTCAACCTTGACGACATCCTTTGAGCCTATAGTAAAGCCGAACAGGCGTAGTGCCATTAGATATACCCCCACGAATTATCATTTTGTAGTCTATCCCAAATCATTTTGTATGTATGTCCTTCAATTTGTTGTGATGCTTCACGTATGCTACCAAATATTCCGTAAGGAGTTTGAATGCTTTTAGCATTATTATTTTTACTACCCGACTGAATAACATGGGGTCTTTTACCACGCATATTTTCTTTATGCCGTTCAGTTTTTGAAACGCCAGTAAGTTTTTCTTTTGCTGCTTTTGCTGCTAATGGTTGAGTAATTTTTACGTGTTCTTTCAAATGTGCAAGATGTTTTTCTCTAACATCTGGATGATGTAGTTTAATTTTAGTTTTTTTACCGTGTTCTTTTTTATCAACAACGGTGTTGCCGCCTTGGCCCTCTTCATTACAAAGATTAGCCCACTCTTTAGATTCAATCACATTGAACTTTAAAGAATATTTTTTAGCAACTTGACGAAACTCTTTTTCGTCTTCAGTGACAAACAGGCAGATAGTTTTTACATTGTTACCATGTTGTTTTATATGTCTTTTCCAATAAATGCCAGAACCTTTATATTTTTCACATTCGGAAAAAGAAGAAGCAACATGCTTACACAAGTATTTTAAACCTGTGTCAGCATGTTCTTTGACAAGAAGGTATAACGCCATTAAATTATCATCCTGTAATAAAAGTAGGGCAAAAGCCCTACTCTTAGACCACACCATCTGCAACTGCTTCCCACCACTGGTAGGTAAGTGTTACAGAAAACTCTTCAATCGTATCATTTGATCCCCAATCAACATCAATTGGTGTGATGTCTGATGGGAACATTCCAACAAATTTATATTTCTTAATTGAGTTACCCGCTTTACCAAACTGTGTAACTTCACCATCAGTTGTGTAACCTAGTGGTGTACCAGCGGCTGGATTACGAACGTTTAGATTATGACTATTGATGCCATTCATCCAACGCTCAAATGCATTACGCACAATAAAATCTTCGTCGTTGATAATTGTTACTGTCCAGTCAGCAAACGTGCGATTGCCCACAAACTTTAATTCACGGCCAAAGTATTGAACTGGCACAACACCCAGAGTTGCCCCTGGAAGTTGTGCTGTCTTACACATGAACGTCATTTTTGTTTGTGCGTTTCCTGGTAGTGAGAACGCAGGAAACGGCATACTTACCTCAAATAGATTTGGGCGGGCACCGTCACCTGTTAGTTGTGAACGGAACTGATTTACGTTAAATGCCATTTATTATTCTCCTGTTTCTCTTTTATTTAGGCTGCCCCTACGACTTCATTGAAACTTACACCTGTGCGTACAGCAACAAAGTTAAGTTGAATGAAGTTGATAGAACGAGCAGGTTTAATGTAAATGTCACCAACAAATTCATTACGGTCAATAATTTCCGCTGTATTGTTTGTATCGTCGCAAACTACACGGAAGTCTGTGATACCACGACGACCTTGAACATCACGCAGGAATGGTTCAACTAGAGCAACAAACTGGGCACGTGTGAACTGATCGTTGAATTCGAACAGAGAGAAACGTGCTGCACGTGAGATTGCTTTCTCAAGTGTGATGAACAAACGGCGAACATTGATACGATCAAATGCGCTTGGCTTGCTCAACATAGTTTTATCACCATAAAGAACTGTGCCTTCACCTGGGAAACTTACAACAGGATTGACGCCGATTTGATACAGATCATCACGGTTTGTTTTTGTTGGATTCCATGCAAGCTTAATTACGTTCTTGATTTGTCCACGATTAAAGCCACCTGGTGAGAACCAAGGGTCACGTTCGTTATCTGTACGAACACATAGACCAGCAATGTCTCCGTTCAGTGGAATCCAGCGATATGTGTCTGAATACTTATCGTACTGATATTTGTAGCCAGAATCTACTACAGCGTATGAAGATGATGTTAGACCATTACGGAATGCTGTAATATCGGTAACTTCATTACCTGCATTGTCAACGCAGTCTGCTTTTTCGGGTGAAATAAATGCTACACAGTCTTTACGTGTCTCTGCAATGTTGCTGATAACATATGATGCAACTGTGCTGTTACCTGTTCCAGTTACTAGCAGAGAAATATCAACTGATTCTGCATTCTTGAATTCATCCCATCCTGATGTAACATTTGCTGTGCCACTTGTGCCAATAGCACCAGCAGACAGTGAGTTTGATGAGTTGCTTGATAGAAGTTTGAATGCGCTAGTGTTTGCCGCAGAACCCCAAGCTGTACCTACACCTAGATTTGTTGGATGTGACAGTGACCAAATATACTGTGACTTATTCTGAATAACATCTTTGTAGTAGTTTGAGTTGCCGCTATCGTCTTTTGCATCAGAAGCTTTAGAAACAAATGCATATTTTTCTAGAACTGTACCGGCTGCACCTGTCCACAAACCATCTTCGTCAACAACTACAATATGAACTTCGTCATTAGCACCACCACGGCTAGCAACATAAGAAGATGTGTTTGGAGTTGCGCTAAATTGTGTTCTGTATGGCCATACATTCCATGTATTAGCGTCAGCCATCGAAACAAGAATGCTGTTGCCTAGTGAGCCAGCAAAACGTGCTGCCCAACCACCTGTAGCGCCATATGCACCGTCTGCATAGCCTTTGTGATTGTCAACATAATCGTCTTCGTTTTTGATCAGTACGCCTGTACCATTTGCCGTGGCGTTTAGAGCGCCAGAACCTTGAGTACGAACAATCTTTAAGTTATTTCCATATGCTAGAAAGTTCGCAGCAGAGAACCAATACTCATAATTATCGCTATCTGGTTTACCGAATGTGTTCACTAGACGAACTTCATCGGAAATAGTTGTTACAACACCAATTGGTCCCCAATTAAAAGGTCCTACAAAAGCGCCAGTAGAAGTGGCAACTGAAGGAATAACTGTAGTCAGATCAACCTCTGATACATTCACTCCAGGTGATAATTGAAATGCCATTGGATTTCTCCTTTTATTGTTGGGTCAATATTCTTTTTATTGTCTATTTAGTTTTTTACAAACTTGATGATAAATAACCAGCTGGCGGCTCCCACATATCACCATCTTCCACTTCCATCTCTCTACGCAGCCCGTCTTCAATGAAGCCAAACGGTAGCATACTTTCTTCTCCCAACAGGTTTTGCTCTTCCAACATAATCTTACGGATGTCAATTCTTGTCTCATCTTTGAAGAAAGTCTGTGCTGTCAGCCATGCATAAAGCACTAAACCCATCACAATATCGTCATTATTACCCTCTTCGGCAGCATATGTGTCTCTTGTTCGAACGAAGGTATTCAGTTCAGCAATTGTGTCAAAATCATTGATGATCAGTTTGTCGTTTTCGATCAATGTCTTGAGATTAGCACAGCCAATTTTCTTAACTGATTTGGTCGTTTTTACACCAAAAGACACTGAACGTTTGAAGCCAGCAGAGATGCTCTGTCCCTTAATGTGATGATGCTCTAGCTTATAGATGTTCTCATACTCTAGATCGTAGTGTAAAATATCTACTACTTGTTGTCCTACATTGTTTGTCTCAATCAGAACGTATGCTTGATTGTAACGATTTGCTAAAGCATAGATGACTGTAGGTAAAAACAATAGGGGCAGCTTATTATTTCGGTATCTTGCAACTTGTTTGTAAGGTGCTTCTGTGGCATCTAAAATATTGATTGTGTGATAATCTAATCCAACACCTTCAGCACAGTCTACGGTAGCAATGTATAGTCTACCTGGTCTGGGGTCTTCATATACAAACAGATTTCCATCATCTTCAATTCGCATTGGATCATGAAATGCTAGTGAACGTAACTTAGCACCAGAAATCAGTGTCGCTGAAGAACCAATAAACTCTGTCTCAAATTCTTGACGGAACTGTTCTTCAGAAGTGTTTCGTATCGTTTCTTCTTTCCACTTTTCATCACGACCCGGCACCATCGACCAGTGAATCTCAAGTGTCTTGTACAGTGAACGATTTTCAATTGCATCCATCCACATCTTGTAGAATAGATTTAAGCCGTTCGGTGTAGAAACAATAATTACTTTAGATGTTTTACCAGAAGAAATAACAGGGTAAGTAGAAGTAAAAAAGTCTACCGCCATGTTGTGTGGCACGAAAGCAAATTCATCAAGGAAGATCAGATTATACGAACCACCACGAACACCTGCTGCCGACGTTGCATACGCATAAATCTTTGAGCCGTTCTCTAATTCAATCGAACGTTTGTTCCAGTTGATAATACCTTGCTGAAGCCACATGGGTAGATACTCATATGCTTTCTGTATCTTGGCAAGAATGTCTTGTGCAAGTTGAAGTTTGTTGGCAAGAATACCAATTACAAATTCTTCATTAAACAAGGCAGACCAAAGCATATAACCGACAGTGGTAGTTGTCTTACCGACCTGTCGTGGCATTTTTGCAATGACAAAACGATTGTTGTGAAATTGAGTGACCATTTCTTCTTGAAACGGCCACATCTCAAAAGGAACAAGACCTTTATCTACGTTGACAATTTTAACGTAGGTACGAATAAAGTACACCGGATCTTCGGTGCATTTTACAATTTCTTTTAGTTGCTCTTCTGTGTAGGATATTTCAACACCGACTCGTTTAAGTCGGGCATTACCAAGGTATCCGTCATCCATAATTTAGCGTGTAAAACTCTTCAGCATCCAACCATGTTTTTGATGAGCATCTAAAATATCTTGTAAGAAATTACCTACCGCAGGTTCATCGGCGGCATCAGCAACAGCAATACCAGTACGAAGTTCCATAATAAATTTGTCGTTATCCGCAGCAAGTTCTGACATCATTACGATTGGCGCAGGTATCGCTACGTTAAAAGTAATCTTTGACAGTTCACTCATTCTACCAAGAGTTGTTGGCGCATACGAATTCAACGCACGGATATGTTCAGCAATTGAATCGGTTTGGTCAAACACTGCTTCGTAAAAGTCTCCTAAGAAACCGTGATATTGAGCAAAGTCTGGACCCTCTACATTCCAATGAAAAGTATGTGCCTTAAAGTACAAAGCAAAATTTGTACCCAAGATAACTTTCATTTGTTCGATTAGTTGTTCCATAATTTTATTTATTTCCTTTAATCATTTTAAGTAATTCGTTGGTGGAGCCAACAAAGACTGCTTTATCTATGTTGACTCCTTTACTAGACTCAGACTGAGGTGCAAGCTCTTTCTTTCTTTTTTGTAACTCTAGTAAATCTTTATTCATCTCAGCCAGATTTTTCATCATTGTGGCTAAGACTTCGTATGCTCTTGGTGACTCTGATTGATTGGCAACTGATGCCAATTCAGTTAATGCTTTGTTACCATTATCAATCAATGAACGCATATTGGTACGAGCAAATTCAGCATCAGCATCAATTTGATTGGCGCTATCATCTACGACAACAGGTAATGCCTCTATTCTTTTTTCTTCGATAGGTTCTACATCAAAGATTTCAGATAAATTTTTATTCAGTTTTTTCATAATGTGTCGGGCCATTCTTTGATCGTTTCAATAAATCCAAAATCAGCAGGTGGTGCGGCTGTTGTTGGATTGGGCTCAACAATTACCGCAGCAGCATTAATCGAAGTTGTGTCTAATGTAGAGACATTATATTTTGCACCAGAATAATCACCTGTGAGTGTATATCCAGGTTTAATGTAATCATTACCACCAGTGATCACTAAAGTGCCAAGTGCGGTGTTGCTGAAGTATTCTACTGTGCCAAAGAACCCATTGGCGCTGTCACGAATCGTTTCACCAGTAGTGAATACATTATTACCATTCGCATAGTCAACATAAACTTTCTGAATTTCTTTTGAAGTAAGGTCAATGTTGATATTGGTATTAGCAGAATTGATAATTTTGCCAGATTTGACTGGTGGCCAAATAAAGCTTTTGGCAGTAAACGTCAAATCCCAAATAATGATTCTTGTTGTACCGTCACCCATAGCACCCTCATATTCAACTGTAGATGCAACAGAATTGAGTATGATAGGCACAGTATATTTCTGACCCATTTGAGGAATAAAATCTACTACTACACTAAAGTCTGGTGTAAAGAATGGTAGGATTTGTTCTAGTATTTGTGTACCATCTTCTGTGTTGCGAACATAAATCGACAAACTAAATTCAAAGTTATATGGCACAGGTAGATATTGTGTGCTAACCCCAGTGTTTGTAACGGCGGCAAAATTCTGTAATGTAGAAATCTGTTTACGACTTGAATCATACTCAAGACTATCAAGATTAAAAGACATTCTTGGTATCACAGAATTAATTGACTTGATCAAATTTGGATCAGAAGTAATCTGTGTCAAATATCTTTCTTTAGGACCATATGACAAAGGCACTTTAAGTTTTTCTTTTGGACTACCAGATTGTGTGTAGCGAACAATTTCAAGGTCATTGAACATTGTGCCAAACACAACAACCATCTTACGAATGGTGCGATGATAAAATTGTGCATTACCTAACATTACGGTTCTCCAAACGGATTGACTTCCGTAAAGTCAATGATACCATCACTGGCTGCTTCAATACGAGCATTGTCAATAATGTCCTCAAATGCTGTGTTTTGTACAGCAGCATCAGACGCAAGTGTAACTGTCCACTGCGCTGAACTTGTATTGCCTATTACATTTGCTGATGTTGTAAAATCACCTTGCATACGATACACATCAATATAAGCATTCGGCTCAAAGTCATGAACAAGTGCTTGTGCTGTAGCCGATGATAGATTTGACCCTTGATACACAATCTCATCATTGAGAAATTTACCTGAACCAGAACCTAATGAGATACGTAGTTTTGGATAGTAATTACGAATGTTACCATCAATCTCATCAATACCAGTTTCAATAATTTCATTTGAAAAATAAAACTGTTTCATTTTCAAAGCATAAACATATACATTACCACCACGACCACGACCTAATGTGTAAAACATTGCTTGATCGTTCTCAGATTCAACACTCGTAATCTCAAAGAAACTTGTGGTCATTGGTATAAAAATTAAATCACCTTCACGGGGTCTTGTGTAACCATTAACCGCATATCTAAATCTCAGCCTTGAAACAAGCAGAGTTGCTTCATCACGAATTTCTAAACCAAACTTAGATATAAAGTCTTGTTCACCATCAAAGCCTGTTACATTTTCTAGATACATTTCAATTGGATGTGCTGTGCGATATTCTTTCAGAACATCTTCACCAAACAGATAATCTACTTGATCACGTGTTGTGCGTGGCAAATAATAAACATCAAGACCATAAATCTTGAGTGCTTCAATAACAAGATTTTCAACCAATAACTGTTCAGGAGTGACAACACTGTTGCCTCCTAATCTGTTTGGAAAATTATTAAAGTAAAAATTAGTAGTCATTAGCCAGTAAAGATTTCTGACGGCAGTGAACCCATCATATAAATTTGTTCTTCCATTTCTTTTATTTCTTCCGATGCTTCATCATAAATTTTTTGACCGTTCAATGTAACACCACCAGGCATCTGAATACCTTCAAACTTTTTGAGATTATTGCCCCATTGTTGTTTGATTTTTGCTGTGGCCAATTGTTTTAGAAAACGATCATTCCACACATCCGTTGTACCTTCAATTTGAATTGCCGAATTATTATGTGTCAATGTCGGCGGTCCAACTAATGTCAGACTTGTGGGCGACTCAATATTACCAACTTGCTTCGATTCACCACCAATGGTAATGAAGTCAAACGGCACAATCTCTTGATCAAACTTTGTACCATAACCAGTAATGGTATTTGATGATGGTGAGCCTGTTACTGTACCAGTCAGTACAACGGTTTCTGGTCGAATTGTACGATAGCATTCAACAACAACCCATTCTCCCGGCTCAACATCTCTTGACCAATCAATATCAAGAAACACTTTATTTTGATGACGATTGAATCTGAATTGAGGTGTGCCAGAAAATAGAAGATTCAATGTGCGTAAATGTTGCATCGTAATTTCATATGACACATACGACACCGATGTAAAATCATAAAGGTCGTGTAGACGCAACTGATAACGCAAATCAAACATATTGATCGATGCGTTTGACTGATCAAACGGAAAAATACCTGTGACAAATTGTACGGCATCTGGACAGTAAATCCATTGACGATCAATATCTGTTTGAGTAATTTGATGTTTCATGAACAGTTTTTCTGTTCCATCGTAATGATAATCCCGCCAGAAATTTAACGCATCATCGATACGATCATCTACCTGATCATCGTCAACGTTAATTTCAATGACTGGAAATCCTAGTCTACGCAGACAGTAATCTTTGAACTGTTGTCTTGTGTTTATAGTTGCCATAGGTTATGGATTCTGATTTGTTGCTCTTTGGAAATTCGAATTTGACACCAATACTGTATATGTATTCGATGCTGTTTTTATCACATTAATTGCGTAAGCATCGATTGATTCTTGTTGAGATGTTGCAAAAGAAGGAGCCGAGTTACCCAAATAAAATGGAGTTTGTAGTGTACCATCAATGTATACGTTTGCACGATATCTTGTTGCACCTTGTTTCAATAAAATACCAGCAGTGATTGACTGTCCGGTTAACAATTGTGAATCAAGAGTATTTTGTGTGTTTGCTCTTAAATTAAAGGTCACATTTGCAGTAGTGTTTGACGAAAAGAAATACAAAGTATTATTTTCTAAATCAATGTTTACATTACCACCAACTGCTGTCGCAAATATGTTCGCCGATTCAAGTGCTTGTGATAAAGATATATGTAGATTAGATGCAAGTGTATTGCCAGAAATTTGACCAGCAACAATATTATTAGCACGAACTGAATTGTCAGCTAACTTTTGGCCAGTTATAGAAGTATTCGCAATTCTGGTTGAACCGATTCTTTGTGTCATAGTTTACTGTCCTAACGCCGCTGAAAATTTTG